GTCGAGATGAGATGGAAATCTCCTCGTCCTGTAGTAAGCGGTTCAACGGCGACGTTTCCGACTTCGACGTCTGCGCCGTAGGCGGCGGCGGTGGTGGCGGTGCTGGCACCGGCGGCGATTCCGGAACCCTCGGCGGCGGCGGTGGTGGCGGTCGTTACGCAGCCAATGAGTTTGCTATCCCCGCAGAGGTCGGAATGCTATACGCCGCTATTATCGGTGCTGGAGGTAGAAGGGGCGACCCCACCGCATCTGGAGCGAATTATTACAAGCAGCAAGGCGGTGACGGCGGGGCCACCAGCTTGTCGGAGAATGAAACGATTTTGATTTCTGCGGCAGGCGGCGGTGGTGGTCACAAGTACACGGGATCGTCTGACACGAACACCGAAGGCGGCGCCGGTAATGGCGCAGGCGGCTACGGCAAAAGGGGTTCTGATGCTACTGCCGGTTCTGATGCTACTGTGTATAAATTCAATGATGAGTCTCTCGGCCTTGCAGGCGGCGGCGGTGGCGGCGGTGGATGTAACTATTCCTCCATCAACCAAAGCACAACCGCCGGTGGCGCACCCTACGGTGGCAGAGGCAGTGCGATTGCCGCAGATGGCCGTCGACCTGCAGGCGAAGCAGGTCGTGGCCCGGGTGGTGGCGGCGGTGGCGGTACCGGTAGTAACACAAGTTCCAGTACCGGGCCTGGATACGGTGGCGCAGGCTATCAGGGCGTAATCTATTTGAGATGGAGGTATAAGGCTGTATGAATTACTGCATTGTAAATTCCGATAACATTATCACCAACATCATCGTGGCAGAGGAATCCTTCGCCGAATCCATCCATGCGCTCCCTTACTATGAGGGGGCGCAGATCGGCGGCGAGTATGCCCCGCCTGAAGAGGAAGTCGTGCCTACTCAGCTTGACATCATCGAAGCGCAGGTCACTTACACGGCAATGATGACCGACACTTTGTTGGAGGTGTAAGCCATGAAAGAGAAAATCGCCAAGTGGTATAAGCAGGGCTTGTGGACTGCCGAAATGGTGCAGAACGCTGTGGACAAGGGAGTTCTGACCGCCGAAGAAGCGGAAGAGGTGATGGCTGATGACCCTGCTTGAGATTAAAAAGAAAGTGCTGGGGATGATTGAAGAACTCAATCCCAACAGCGAACTTTTGACCGATGACCCGGACATCGCAACCAAGTTCAACGAGGTCACGAACCAAGTCATGTTTGAACTGGCACGGATGCGGAAGATCGCCCGGTATGTGGAGATGGAAGTATCCAAGGGTGACATCATTGAGTTTGCCGATATCGAGAAGAAGTGCGGCAACGAGGTCTACCAAGTCAACAATGTTGGCGGTGTGAACTATGTACCCAAGGCCAACGGCACGGTGCTGAAGATTCTGGAAAGCGGTACTGCGGAGATTGATGTGGATGTATTCCCGGAGCGCATCACGGAGAAGACCAAGGACAAGGCGTATGAGTTTGAACTTCCTGCGGATGCCCTTGAGATTATGCCGTATGGCATCGCCGGGGACTTGCTGAAGAGCGATGTGTCTGCGAACTATGGCAACGAATACTCTGCCCGGTACGAACTGATGCTTCAGCGGCTCGATCCCCGTTACTTCATGCCGTCCATTGTCATCGAAGGTGGTGTTAGCCTGTGAGTGTTTCTACCGGGGATCTGATTTCCCGTGTCTATGGCGGCTTTCGTGGCGTTGACTTCCGGGGCGAAGAGATTAGCCTTGTGAGAAGCCCGGACTGTCTGAATGTTTGGCGGGACTACAAAGAAACGGAGAGCATTCGTACCAGACCCGGCTTAGTGCTGGAAACAGCCTTTGACGAGCCTGTGTACGGCGTGTTCTTCTTCAACGATATGCAGTTGGTGCATAGCGGCACAAAGTTATACAAGGTGCAGGCCGGAGAGAAGACAGAACTTTTCTCCGGCCTTAATGCCGCCCTGAGTGACAGCTTCGTGTATGAGAACATCTGGTACTTCAAGGATGGCAAGCACTACTTGCAGTTTGATGGCACGACCATCAAGGCGGTGGAAGGTTATGTGCCGACCACTTCCATTGCGAGAAAGCCCGCTGGCGGCGGCACGATCCATGAGGATGTGAATATGCTTTCCGCTGGGCGAATCAACACCTTCTTGGCTGACGGCACAAGCAAGGAGTTTGTTCTGGATGCCCAGAGCATTGACAGCGACTTTGCTCCCATCGTGAAGGTCAACGACAAAGTGGTGAGCAATTACACGGTGGACTACACCGCAGGCAAAATCACCTTTTCCACCGCCCCCGCCGCCCCGCTGACGGACGGGCAGGACAATGTGTCGGTGGAGTTTCGGAAGTCGGTTGCAGGAGTGGCTGACAAGATTCTGAAATGCACCTTGCTTCAGGTGTTCGACAACCGAGTGTTCTTCAGCGGCAACAAGGACTTCCCCAACACGGTATGGCATTGCAGTCTGAATGACCCTTCCTATTGCAGCGACTTGGACTACTACAAAAACGGGATGGACGAAGCGGCAATCAAAGGTCTTGTAGCTGGCAACAATGCTCTGTGGGTGTTTAGAGAGCCGTCTGGTGCAAACACGAATGTTTTCTACCACACACCGACCATAGATGCCGAATATGGTAAGATATACCCTTCGTCCCACTCAAGCGTGACCATCGGCTGTGTAGGCAAGGCAATCAACTTCTTGGACGATATCGTTTTCTTTAGTGAGCGTGGCATGGAAGGTATCAGCGGCGATGTCACTACCGAGCAGGCTGTTGCACACAGAAGTTCTCTGGTGGATCGCAAACTGACTGCCGAGCCGAAGTACACGGGTATGGTCTTGGATGAATGGGAAGGTTATCTGTTCGTCTTCATCGGCAATCACGCCTATCTTGCGGACTCCCGGACAGCCTTTACAGTTGACGGCCACATAGAGTACGAATGGTATGCATGGCAGTTCGACCACAATGTTGTGTGTTCCAAAGTCCACAACAATGTCATGTATATCGGCACGGAGAACGGAGTGTATACCCTTACTGGCACGGGCGATGTAGAAAGCTGGTGGACTACTCCCCTTGACAAATTCAATGCGCCGCAGAAGCTGAAGACCACCAACAAGCGGGGAATGGTCGCTGAAGCCACGGGCGATATCACCGTGTATGCCAAGTTGGAAGACACCGACTTCGAGTTGATTGGCGCATACCAGAATGTGACGGATTACTTTGTCAGCCGAATCAAGAAGAAGAAGTGGAAGGATATCAGGCTGAAGTTCTACTCGCAGACCCGCTTCAGCTTGGAAACCGTCACGCTTGAGGCGTTCGTGGGCGGCTACATCAAAAGGTGATGGGGGGAAGATAAATGGCTACGCCTAACTACAGCGTTAATTATGATGACAAAAGATTCACCGAAGTAGAAGCGGACAAAAAGGCGGCACTCAACGAGGTTGATGTTACCTACGGGAACATGATTAACAACTCTGATAAGTTCTATCAGAAGCAGATTGATGCCGCCAATGCGTATGCTGCACAGCAGAAGAAGATTCAGCAACAGCAGACCGATTTTGCCATTGAGCAAATCAATCAGCAGAAAGCACAGGCCAAGCAGGACTACACCAAGGAACAGTCCGGCGCATATGTTGACTGGCAGCGACAGAGCAACGAGTACGGCGTGAATGCCGAGCAGATGGCCGCACAGGGCATGACCAACACGGGCTACAGCGAGAGTTCTCAGGTGAGTATGTATAACACCTATCAGAACCGTGTGGCTACGGCGAGAGAAGCATATTCCCGTGCCGTGCTGAACTATGACAATGCCATCAAGGATGCCCGGTTGCAGAACAATGCCGCTCTTGCGGAGATTGCCTACAACGCTCTTCAGAAGCAGCTTGAGTTGTCCCTTGAGGGCTTCCAGTACAAGAACCAGCTTATCATTGCCAAGTCCGACAAGAAGATGGAAGTGGATGACAACTACTACAACCGCTATCAGGATGTTCTCAAGCAGATCAACACGGAGAACGCTCTGGCAGAGGAAGTCCGGCAGTACAACGAGTCGCTGGCTGAGGAAAGACGGCAGTATGACAAGTCCTATTCGCTTCAGCAGGCCGAGTTGAAACTGCAACAGGACAAGTTCGCCTATGAAAAGGCGCAGGATGCGGCGGCAAAGGCCGCTATTGCCAAGAAGAAAGCCGCTCCGAGTTATTCCAGCAAAAGCTACAAGAAAAAGCTGACCAATGACGAGAAGAAGACTTCTTCCGGGCAGATTAAGGGCGGCACGGGCAACACCAAGTATGATGCCTACGATGCATTGAATGATTTGATTGCTTCCGGGGCTTCCAAGGACAAGATTTCCAACCAGATTTCCCTTGCTCTTAGAGAGGGCGAGATCACCAAGGCAGAAGCAACAAAGCTGAGAAACACCTTTACACCGAGAGGAATCCAATACTAAGAGGGGGCGATTGCGTTGTCTGATTACTGGAAAAAGGTAGTGGACGATTATAAGAAGGAAAACGCAAAATCGTCCAGCGGCTCGACCAAGACAGGCAATTACTGGCGTGATGTGGTGACCGAGTATAAGGAAACCGAGAGGAAGAAAAAGAAGAAGCAAGAAGATGACATCGCTCCTGTCCGCACGACCAAGGAAGACGATGAACGCACATGGCTTCAGAAGGGCGCACTTGAGGATGGCGTAACTGCAAAGAACATCGGCAAGTCTATCCTCGGTTCTCTTGCTGACACGGGGGAAGACTTGCTGACAGGCATTATTGGCATGGGAGAAAAGGCGATTGATGCCTTTGCCTTGGCCGCACCTTATTTTGCACAGGGGCAGTATTACCAGAACGGTGGTGCGTATCAATCCCTTGAACAGCAGAAGATGTTTGAGGAATCGATTGCCGAATCGAAGAAACTGACAAGCAAGTTCGCAAAGAAAGACCTGTATAACGAGCAGGAAATCTCCAAAAGAATCCTTTCAAGCGTTGACTCTGCCGCTTATCTTGGGAACATCCAGCAGACTGGTGGCATGGTAACACCTGAAGATTTGGAACTTGCCGCTGAAATGAAAAAGACTTCCAGAGAGTACCTTGACAATGAAATGGAAGACGATTCCTTCCTTGGTGCGAAAACCGATTCCGTTGCTGAATCTCTCGGCCCGGTGATTGCCACTAAAATCATCGCCCCCGTTGTTCCTTGGCAACTCGTTACTGGCGTAACCACCTTCGGCGGTGAAGCTGAAAGTGCGCTCAGAGAGGGTGCTACAGGCGAGGAAGCTATGGTGAGTTCTGCCATTGCCGCAGGCGGTGAAATCCTCAGCGAGTATTTCATGGGCGGTATGTTTGGCGAAACGGGCTTGGAAGATAAACTGGTCAAGCGTATCTCCCGGTCTATCTCCAACAAACTCTTCCGCAATGTTGCCACCGTAGGCGTGAAGGGCTTTGGCGAAGGTTTGGAAGAAGATTTCTCTCTGGCTATCAGCCGCTTCGGACAATGGCTGACCTACAAGGACGATAAAAAGCTCAAGGAGATGTTCACTTCCGAAGAAGCCATTGACGAAGCCATTGAATCCTTCTGGAGCGGATTCCTGCTTGGTGGCGGGGTGAGTACTGTTGAAGCCGTTAAGTCTAACAGCAAGGGTGTGGACTTTGCTTCCGGCATGACTGAAAACGAGCAGAAAGTCGTGGATAAGGTCTACAACGACCTTGTGGCCGAGGAAGAGAAGAACGGCAAACTGACCAACAAGCGGAAGAGCGAAATCTACGATGAAGTGCTTGACTCGATGGAAAAGGGTGAACTCTCCATTGATACCATCGAGGAAGTTCTGGGCGGCGATTCCTACAAAGCCTATCGTGATACGCTGACCGAGGAAGAACAGGCCATGCAGGAGATTGCCGAACTGCATGACGGCGATGACTTGCAGAAGGAACTTGATGACTTCAAGGCTCACGCATATAGCAACGAACTGAAAGCGAAGCTGGACGAGGATGTCTTCGGCATGGTGAAGGGAGATCGCCTGTCTGAAAGCTATCTTGAGCGTGAAAGACGGAGCGAAGCGTTCACCGCTGATGTGACTCAGTACGACCAGAAGATGCAGCCCATCGTCCAGAAAGCCATTGACAGCGGTGTGCTGAACAATACCCGCCGCTCCCATGAACTTGTGGACTTGGCGGCGAGAATCTACGCTGATAAGGGCGTTGCCATCGACTTCACCAGTAACGAAAAACTGAAGGATTCCATTTATGCCGTTGACGGGAAAGAGGTCAACGGTTTTGTTACGGATGAGGGCATCACGCTCAATGTCAACTCCAAGAAGTATCTGAACAGCGTTGTTGGCCATGAGATCACCCATGTGCTTGAAGGAACGGAACTGTACGGCGAACTGCA